AATAAATTAACCCGGCTTAGGCCGGGTTTTTTTTTGTTTTCATATGTATAATAAAATGCATTATATTAAAACTATATTTATCTCATTATATAATTATATTAAGATTCTACGGTTTTTTAATGTATTTACAACATTACCATTCATTCACCACATAACTAATAATCAAAATCTTTATGGCAAGTAACCACCACACAGACGATGTATTTCGTCCTAAGAGAGTTCCAAAAACACAAATTAAGTTTAAACTCCAACTTAATGAAGAACAGAAAGAAGCTAAAAAATTGATTCTCGAAAACACCATCACCCTCTTAGGTGGGAGTGCTGGTAGTGGAAAGACATTATTAGCATGTAATGTTGCTTTAGATGGTTTATTTAGTAAACAATATGCAAAAGTTATAATTACCCGACCTACAGTATCTAAAGAAGAAATAGGTTTTTTACCTGGTGATTTAAGAGAGAAAATGGATCCTTGGGTTCAACCTATATACCAAAACTTCTATTCTTTATATGATAAAGATAAAATAGAAAAATTAATTACTGATGGTAAAGTAGAAATAGTTCCCTTGGCCTTTATGAGAGGTAGAACATTCCTAGACTCAATAATCATAGTAGATGAAGCTCAAAATATCACACATGAACAAATGGAGATGATTACATCACGTTTAGGATTAAGAAGTAAAATGATAATATGTGGTGATGCCCAACAAACAGACTTAAAGAAAAAATCTGATTCCGGGTTTAAATTTTTATACACAGCTGCTAGGAAAATTAAAAATTTAGAAGCAATTACTTTAAAAACAAACCATAGAAACGAAATAGTTGAAGATTTATTAGAATATTACCAAGAAGCAGTTGATAAAGGTATATCTATATTGACTTCTGGTTCTCACATTTACAGTAATAAAAACTAACCCCATATTTATAATAAAATAAAAGTATGGCAAACATCCCTATATATGATGGTAACCCGATTTGGGACCCAAATGCAGTGCCTTTTGGCTTCTACTCAGGTGATATCACATTTCAAGTTGATGCTGTTAAAGTAGCAAAATTTTGTGCCTCAAGGTTAGGTTATCCCCTAGTAGAAGTAGAACTACAATCAGGTTCTTTCTTTACGGCTTTTGAAGAAGCTATAACTGTATATGGTAACGAATTATATGCATATGCAATCAGAGACAACCAACTTAGTTTAGAAGGATTATCTACTGAAAGTAATTTAAATACTAGCATTATTACCCCTAATTTTGAACCTATTGTTAGATTAACAGAAATGTATGGTGCTGAAGCAGGTACTGGTGGTAATATAACTTACTATACTGGTTCTTTCCCATTAACTGCAAGTAAGCAAACTTACGATTTAAAAGAATGGGCTGTAGATCAAGGTATAACCGGTAGTATCGAAATTAAAAGAGTATTCTATGAAAACTCCCCAGCAATAGGTAAAGTATATGATCCTTATTTAGGTAATGGTCTTAATTTAATGAGTAGTTTTGGTTTTGGTGGAATGAGTCCAGGTATGGGTGCTTTTATGATGATGCCTACCAGTTTTGATGTGGCTATGATTCAATCTATAGAAATGAGTGAACAAGTTAGAAGATCAAATTATAGCTTTGAATTAAAAAATAATAATCTAACTGTATTCCCTATTCCAATAACTGGAGGTGGTAACTTTAGATTTGAGTATATTAAAAGAGATGAAAGACTAGAAAATGGTATTACAAATTCTCCTGGTAAAGTAACTAATGTTTCTAATTCTCCATATTCAAACCCTACATACGCAAGTATAAATTCAGTAGGACGCCAATGGATATTTGAATATGCTTTAGCAATATCAAAAGAAATGTTAGGATATGTAAGAGGAAAATATAGTAATATCCCAATTCCAGATTCACAGGTAACTTTAAATCAAGGAGATTTAATTGCTGCCGCTACTTTAGAAAGAGCAAACCTAATAGAAAGATTAAGAGCATATCTTGATGAAACTTCTAGAAAGTCATTACTTGAAAGAAGATCCCAAGAAGCAGAATTTAAACAAACGGAATTAAAACAAGTTCCGTATACAATCTATATAGGATAATATGGCAATGTTTGGAACATTACGTGATGTAAGTTTAATAAGAGGATTAAACCGTGAATTAATGGGTAATATTATTACCCAACAAGCGGCTTTTTATAAGTTTAAGTTAGAAGAAACAAAAGTAAACTTATATGGAGAGGCTGCGGGAGAAAAATACTATGATGGTCCTTTCTTATTTAACTGTCTAATAACACGAGGACCTCAACAATATCCAATAAATGATGTCGGGGTAGGATATAATCAAAATATCTCCTTTGCATTCCTTAGAGATGATTTAGTAGACGCTAATGTAGTTCCTGAAGTAGGAGATATATTATTATATCAAGAAGGATATTATGGGGTTCAATCAACTGTATCTAATCAATATTTTGTAGGTAAAAACCCAGATTACCCTAATGCGGGTTCAGATGGAGATAATAACCCATTAAACCCAGGTTTAGAAAACTTTGGAAGTAATCTATCTATAATATGTAATACCTATTATATACCTGCAGATAAAGTTAATATTTCTCCATATAGGGAGAGATTTTAAAAATAAAACATATGTATAAACATGTCTGAATATAGAAAACCTACCCCAAAATCTCAAAAAGAAATAAGCAAAGGCTTACAAGAACCTTTTGATAGACATAGGGGAAATCCTAACCAAACCATTAATCCAAATGAAAATGAAACTGGTATTGATTTTAATAGATCTACTAAGTTAAGTTTTAAAGGAGATAACACAAAACCTTTTTCTATTGGTATACAGGATTTAGATGAGGCTGTTTTTTATTATTTTGAAAATGTTATACAACCCTTTATTTATCAAAATGGAGAAAGAAGAAATGTTCCTATAATATATGGTTCTCCTGAAAGATGGAAATCATTTCAAAAAGATGGATACTATAGAGATAAAAATGGGGCGGCAATGCTTCCTATTATTATAATTAAAAGAAATAGTATAGCAAAGGATAGATCGGTAGCAAATAAATTAGATGCAAACATGCCCAATTTATATGCTTCTTTCCAAAAAACGTTTAATCCAAAAAATTTCTATTCAAATTTTTCAGCATTAAATAATAGAACCCCAACAAAACAATTCCATGCCGTAGCAGTTCCTGATTATGTAACTTTAGAATACAGTTGCATTATTCAAACTTATTACATGGAACAATTAAATAAAGTAATTGAATCTGTAGAATACGCCTCAGATGCATATTGGGGTAATCCTGAAAGGTTTAAATTCAGGGCGTTTATAGACAATTTTACTACTGCTACGGAGTTAACTGAAGGGCAAGATAGATTAGTTAAAGGAACCTTTAATATAAGATTAAGAGGATATATTATACCTGAAGTGTTACAAAAAGATTTGAATTCTATTAAAAAATTTAATTCAAAATCTAAACTTATTATCCAAATGGAAACAACATCCAATTCAGATATATTTGATCCAAATGTAACTAAACTTAGGGATGGTAGAACAAGAAAAGACAGAGAAATTGATGGAAGAATCAATTCAATAGGAGAAATAACACCGGGAAGGGAAGTACAAAACCCAGACCCTGGAGCAGAATTAAGATCATAATATGACAAACGTTAGATTTGTAGATGCATTACAAGTAGGTGCCTATGTTATTGAAAACCCCTCCACTGGGAGCTACATAAATATAGGTAACAATGTTAATAATTATGTATTAACAGCTACGGGAGAAGAAAATACTGTAAAAGGAGAACCAGAACTAGTATTTGATTCAATAAATTTACGTATTGGGGGTGAACCTAGTGGTGAAGCTAGATTAGAAATTACACACACAAGTAGTGTAGACAATTTATTACTCATTAAAAACACGGAGACTAATACGGGTATTAAAATAAATAATGAAGGTACATTTCAATTACTTGAATTTCCTATATTACCAACTGCTATAGCGGGTGCGGTTGCTTATAGTTCTTCAGGTTTTTGGATAGGAGTAGAATAAAGTTAATATTTATA